GAAGTATCGTCTATAGTAAATATACAAAACAATCAGAAAGTAGTTACTAAATTATGTGTATTCTTAAAAAGAGCAACCTATATAGAAACACCGACACATGATGATGAAGTAAATGAAGAAATTTCTAAGTTATGGGGCGGCAAATAATGAACAATGTAATGGCTATAGATTTAGAAACTAAAAATCTATCAACTGAAATAGGAGGATGGAAAAACACCCATATGTTTTTAGTTTCAACTGTAACAACTTGGAATGGAAATACAGGAACAGTCTATGTAGATGAACCAGTTTCCGATACCTTTTCTAAATCAGGAATACAAACTAAAACAATTAGAGAACTTAAGTTTGACTTAGATGACCATTTCGCCAAAGGGGGTTATCTACTAGGACATAACATTGTAGCATTTGACATGCCCGTTTTAAGAGATGCATTGGATATATATTGCATTAGAAAATATATTGCTAATAATCAGTATATAGATACAAGCAAATATTTCGTACAAAATCATGGAAGTAGATATTCTTTAAACAATTTAATTGACCACACTTTAGGAAAACAGAAATCTTTAGAAAGTGCAGATGCTCCAAGGCTGTGGAAGCAAGGGGATTATGATATTGTAGTTGATTATTGCTTAAAAGATTCACAATTAGTATATGATTTATGGAAATATGGGAAAGATAATGGATTTGTAAAAGCATATAATATAGATAATGAAGAAAAAATAACAATGGAGGTTGAGTGGTAATGGACACTGGAGAAGTATTTGGATGGATATTCTTTTTCATATTCGTTAGCATTTTGTTCTTTGCGGCATTCGGAAGTGCTTCTGTAACAGAAGATACGGTCGAAGAATACATTAGTAACCTAATGGCTGAAGAACAAAAGTCAATGAATAGAAAGAGATAACATGGGATTAAAACATAAATGTATTGAATGCGGAAAGGTAGTAATACCTAGACGTATTAAAGGATATTACATTGGTTCACAAGATGTGATAAAAATTTGGGAATGTCCTAAATGTTATCATCTTTGGCAAAATTGAGAATTGGGCTTCGGCCCTTTTCTCTTTTTTTTATTTTTTTGTTTAAGTGGGTAAGATTAGTCCTTACCATATGTACTTCTTTTATAAAGGATTAAAAAAGTTATACAGATATTTCACGCTCGACTAGAATTTCAACATTAGTTTTTCAAATCGGAGGTATTTTTAGTTTTAGTGACTTTTTTCGTTATTATCGAAAACTTCAGGATTAGGAGCAAATTTAGGTTTGATGCTTACAACGATTTTCGATTCGGAAGGTTTACTCACAATCAGTCCAAAAATAAAAATCCAAAAGTAAAAAGATAAAGTTAGCATCAAATCATACGACATGACACAAGTAAGTTTAATCGAATTATATTTTTTTCTTTAGTATTGTTTCCTTTTTGTTTCTTGTAACCAAAAACCTAACCAGTCACAATGCGGACTATATTTTTCTGTCATGACTTTAACAAAGTCTTCTTTTGTGTATTCCGACATCGTACTAACCCAATGGTCAATCCATATACAATCCCAATGTCCTTCTATTTCCCAATTGTCTGCATCCGCATGTATCAATTTAAACCTCTCATCTTTTACACAATCATCCCAAGTTAAATCTATAACTTCTTGGTATTTTTCTATGATTGTTACGGATGTAACATTCGGATTATTAATAAGATTAGCGTGACAAAAACCTAAACCTAAACCTGTAATCAATACATCTCCTTTTGCTATTTCCCAAAATTTTTTATGTTCATCACATTCAAACTTATTATTAGTCATTATAGAATCATTATTATAATCTAATGATTTAAAATTAAATTTATCAATAGTTCTTATTTTAAACATATAATCACTTAAGCAAAAGTTACTGAAAAACTAAATTGACTACTATCACTTGAACCATAATCGTTTGTTACAGTGCAAGTAATTGATAAAGTTAATGTTTCTCCCGACTCTGTACCAGCCGCCATAAATGAATAATCATCATAATCCCCATCGCTCGCATCGGGGTCGCCAACTGATATAGTTAAATCACTAAGATTCCCAGTATAACTTGCGGCCCAACCATTAGTATTCCCACTCCCTGTTCCCCAAGCAAAAGAAAGATTATTTAATTCATCATCATCAGTAACAGTGTATAATGCCTTTGTTTTTATAGTTACACCATTGCCAACATTTACTGTTTCATTAACGTCAAAACTACCACTTGGGCCTACCGTTTCGCCATTACCAACTAAAAACTCATTAACACTTCTACCTGCTACAACTCTAAGTTCTATTTTATTTGCGGTATCATCGGGTGCGCCCAGTTGCACATTACCTACTGCTGAAAGACCACTAGCCGCAGTAGTCGCCACTGTTCCAAATCCTAATACAGTATAACCAAAACCACTCATGCATCATTCCCCGCATCAACTGTATAAAATATTTTAATTCCGATAAGTCTAGCATCACCCGTTTGGTTATCTGCTGAAATATCTCGATTTATTTGAAAGTAAGTAACACTATCAACAGAAGCACCGCTAATTGTGACATTACCACTTTCTGCCGAAACCATCATATCATTAGTTGTACCGCTATGTGCTTTAGCAGTGGTCGCAACTTGTGTACCAAAAGCAGTATTAATATCATCACTGTCACCAAACGCAACACCTGATAACTGCCAAGCAACTGTTCCTGTATTTGTTCCTGTAACAGTCCAAAATGGCTGAAAAGTTATTACTCCCTCGTTCCATGATTTAGGGAACGATACTGTAAATTGAGCGAACTCATCCGAAGAAGCATCGAAATCTAAAACTTTTAATTCGGGGCCATTTGTTAATTCTACTTGTGCTAAAGCGGCACAACCACCAGTTGTATTAGGATACATAGCGGCGGCTGGAACCCAAATAGTATGCTTACCACCTTTTAAAAAGATTTCATCTGTACCAGCACCATCAATCATATGTAGTTCATTATCTGAATTGGTGTATAATTGTCCTCTATCAGCAGTATTTGTAGGGGCAGATATTTCATCTAAAGATAATGCCCCCTCAATAGACAATGCCGCATTAGTATCAGGGCTACTAGTTCCAATACCAACATTACCCGCATCAGTAATTCTCATCCTTTCTGCCAATGTTCCAGCATTAGCGGTGGATAATACTAAACTTCCATCATCGACTCCCGTTACTTCATTGATAGCAGAAATTCTCGCACCAACATAAGAAGTCGGTCCATGTGAATCGTAATTTTTTAAATCAATTCTAGCAAAATCTGTTCCAGTTGCGTTCCTTGCTCCTTCAATGATAACCGTTCTTGTTTCACCACTATCAGAACTTCTTGAAATTGTAGTATCTCCGCTTACTTCTAATTTAGCCGAAGGAGCAGTTGCGCCAATACCAACTCTCGATTCTGAACCATCAATCCTCATTACTTCTGTTCCCGAAGAACCGCCATCATTTACTTGTAAAATAATATCTTTATTTGAAGTTACATTTTGAATTATAACATCATCAGAAGATGTTGAAAGTTGTAAGTCTGTTCCTATTACTACTTCTCCTGAATCTTTTATTCTCATTCTTTCTGCTAAACTTCCAGCGTTAGAAGTTGAGATTACTAGGTTCCCATCATCAACTCCTGTTGCTTCATTAAATGAGGCAATCCTAGCGCCAACATAAGAAGTTGGCCCATTAGAGTCATAATTCTTTAAATCTATTTGAGCGTAAGCGGTCCCTGTTGCGAATCTTGCACCTTCTAAAATTAATGTCCTAGTTTCACTATTATCAGCACTTCTCGATAATGTTGTATCTCCTTTAACTTCTAACAATGCAGTGGGGGTGCTAGTCCCAATACCAACATTTCCTCCACTAAATAAAGCGGCATAATTTGTATCCGCTGAACCTACATCAACTGTAAGACCTGTTGCTGTTGATGTTCCACTGGTCGCTCCAACAACATCAATATCCATACCTATAACAGATGATGTTCCTAAACTAGCAGAGTTAACATCTAAGTTAATTCCAATATCGTTATGTGCGGCTGTCCCCGAACCTGCAACTGTTCTATCAAAATCAACGTGAAGCCCTACTAAATCTTCTGCTCCATCTCCAGAAGTATCTGTGTTAACCACCATAGATTTACCATCAAAAGTTAAATTGGCTTCTCCTTGAATAGCATTTGCACCAGTGACAGTTGTAATTGTATTGTTGGTTGAACCAGTTAAAGCCGCACCACTTAATGCGGCAAGACTAGAAGCCGTTACTGTTTTAATAACATCAGAACTTCCAGCATCTTGAATTAAAACTTTATCCGAACTAGCAACTGTCGCTGTTCCAATGTTAGAAATAAACAACCCATCAGAAGTTCCAGTAATACTACTTACCTCTGCATATTCTCCACTGTTATCATAACCGATAGAAACCGAATTAGATTGCTTAGTTGTTGTAAAGAATTGTGTCGCTAAATCTCCACTAGTATCTGTTGACTGAACTTTAATTAAAGATATAGGAGTTGCTTGTGCTGGTATGTCGGGAACAACACTATCGGTAGTTCCTGAAACTCTACTAAGAACCGATGCCCCATTCTCTACAACAATCCAATGATATAAAGTTCCAGAACCTAATTGATTTAAAGTTAGACTAGAACTATCAGCAATAGTTACTAGTTTTCCTTCATTTAAAATAACTCCACCTTGAACTACAACACTCCATCCGCTTCCTCCAGTTGGAGCAGTATAAGTATGGCTAAATCCAAAATTACCTGCGGAATCCGTACCACCGAAATCTAATGCTAAATTACCTTGAGACATAGCATGTAACGCTTTAAATAAACCTGAATGTGGAGAATCAACTTTATCTGTTAATTGAGTTGTACCTGTTGTTCCCATAGAACTTAAAACACCTGAACCAACCACTACCATATCATTCGACCTCCATCGTGTATATCACTTCGATAGTATCAGTAGTTGAAAAGTTTCCTATTGCATCAAAATTAATTCTACCTAACATAACCGTTTCTCTATTTCCCGCAGTTGTAATATCATAATCTGCCGTTACATCTATATCTCCCATCTCACTATCCGTTGGTAGACTACCAAAGAAGCCAACTTCTCTGATAGTATATCCTTGTAAAGCACTACCACTAAATGATGTTTTTATTTCCACAACTCTATCATCCGATGAAGTTGCATTACTAGTTGCCGATGTGCTTAATGGAACATCTAAATCTGTAGCAGTAGGGTTTGTTCCTCCACCACCAGTTCCTAATTTGGTTGTTCCAAAGGTAGAACCAAACATTTCTCTTAAAAATAGAGCCATTTTTCGTTTCGTTGTATCTGTTATCATATTAAATCCTCATCTGTTATTATAGTTGTTATTGTATCTAATGGGGCCATAGTTGTTCCGAAATCTAATTTTCTTTCTGTTAATGTTTGGAATCCTAATGTGAATGCGCTAGGGTCCGCTAAACTAATCTTCTTAATTACTAGCCTTAATTCTTTCAGTTTAACTGTATCGAAAAAGTCTAAAGGAGCAGTAGTTGATGTGAATTGGGAACCTCTAATTGAAGCGGCATTTGACTTATTTAACATAGACAATTCTGCAAATCTATTTGCTAAATCTTTACGATATGTTCCTACTTCTAATTCAACTAATCCCATCAGTTCTCGTCTAATTTCATATATTTTATATTGTCCACTTTGTATTCCCTCTGCTGGAAAATCCAAAGTAATAATATCTCCAGACCTAATTAATTCAATACCATTCTTAGACATCTTAACTGTAAACCTATCATCGCCTTCTGAATGTGCCTTTAGTAAAGTCTTGGCTCTTGAATCAACATCATCTTGTGAAATAAGTTCCATATTTACATCCTCAAGAGTTTTCTTACCAAACTTCTCTATACTCTTACGATTTCTCTTAATTGTTTTTACTCCATTTCCATAGACAATGATTTCATTATAAAGGTCAAAAGTTGATTTGTTTCTAGTTACACTTATAATGTTTAAGTTAGTATTATCATAAGATAAAACTATTGGCCTGTAATCTCTAACATTAGTTTGTTTAATTAAAGATATACCGATTTCATCTAATCTTATTTCTTTTTCTTTATATCTAGCCGCAAAGTTAGCCGCATTAAATATATCAATTCCTTGATAATTAGGAGCAATATAATATGGGTACTCTCTATCATCTTGTATATCGTATTGTATATCCTCTGAACTTAATAAACTATTAATAACATCTTCAACTTCTTGTCCTATTACTATTGTTGAGCCTATTTTGGCAGACGAATAAGTTTCTGCTTTAGTTGGTTTATTAGATTTAAGAGTAAATGTTTCTCCAAAAGAAACTATACCTAACATATCATTTTCTATTTTACCAATGGATAATTTACATAATGCTCTATCATCATAATAATCCGCTTCAACTCCCATAGATATTTTTTGTTTTGACAGCCCATCGGTTAATAACATATTATAAGGAGAACCAGATTTAAACGTATTTCTATTACCAGTTGGATTAAATAAATGAATATAATCTCTCAATACTAAATATGTATTGTTGAATAACCAACCATTTGCAGAACTAGATAAAGCCGCATCGTTAGCAAATTTCCCCGCTATAGTTAAACTAGTATTGCTCTCTATTGACTTAACATAACATTTTTGATGGTCTAATAGTATTACATCTCCCTCTTTTAAATCAGTTAAGAAAGTAGTATTAGTTCCAGTAACTTGATTACTATTCAATGCTATTGTAACTCTATCTGAACCATCCCCTAAATGTAAATATTGAGCGTGTCTAGCATCAGGGTCAATAGCAACATACATTGACATTACTGCTTCATTGATACCAGTATGCGCTTGTAATTGATAATTACTATTCTTAGTATCTGGACCTAAAAATTCTTGGTCTTTATTAATTCTTAATAAGTTAGGGGTATCCCCATACATTAAATCACTATCAGGTCTTTTGGTGGTTCTTGAAGATAAACAGTTAATATCTATTTCATTAGGGGAATTTCTCCATAAACAAGTTTCAGCAGGTCGCATAATTCTATAGTTATCATAAAAGTCTATTGCCCCACTATTATCAAGTGGGACATTATCTAATAATAACTCATGAGCAACTACTTTACCTGTTACATTTCTTTTATGCTCCTTAACATAAATAATATGATTAGGGTCAACCATAGTATCAGCCATACTACTTTGTCCTTGAAAGTAACTAATTGCATTAGTGGTTCCTTCCGAATTCATATCTGCAAAATAACTAATATCATATACACTAGAATCATTTTTAAACGGCCTAAAGTCTAACCTAGTTGGTTTTTTACCTACTTGAGTTCCAAAGTTAGCGACCAAATACATACCAGTTAAATCTACAAAATTTAAAAATGGATTATAATTAGTAGAGCCTTCTACATCCATTTCTATTCTTAACGAGCCTTCTCTAGTCATATTATTAGGGCCATCACCAGCAACAGAAGTAAAACTAACAGTTCCTTCTTGAGTTTCAGAATTATTAAGAGCAGTTGTGCCAACTAAAGAATTTATACCTAAATATAAATTAGGAACAAATACACCAAATACACCATCGGCCACATAATTTTTTGTCGCCTTACCTTCTTCTAATTCAACATAAAAAGTTGGGGATGCGGCCCCTGTAGTAGTGTTTTGTTCTGGTGAATCACCTGCAAGAGCCGCAAAACCAGCATTTTCTAATGAACCTTGTGCGCCTATAAATGTAAATTCATGACTTCTTTCATCTGCAAAATCTACTTCATTTCCAAAGGTAATGGTTGCACTAGTTTCTGTTCCCGACCCATCGGGGTCTATAAAGTTCACTTCTGTACCTCCTGTATTACTCATTGTAAATGCAGTTACATCAACACCCTCTGTTCCAGATGTTATAGTTCTAACAACTGCTCCACTTGGAATACCACTACCACTACTACCATCAGAACGTGTATAAGATGCTAGTGAATGCCCAACTCTAATTGTTGCAGACGAAGAACAATTAATTGTACTAGAGCCGTGAGTTAAAGTACAACCACTAACAGTAAAGGTTCCAGTTATTTTACCAAAACCATCTCCATAAGTTTGTAAGGATTCTTCATCCGAATCTGCCGCTGGTGTTCTTAATCTAGCAGGTTTTGAATAAGGGAAATTTCTAGTCGCTCCACCCCTATAATCAGGAAACATACTTATTCTTGAGCCTATAGGAGTTTTAATTTTAGAAGCATTTTCAACCTCATATCTTCCTAATGCCACTACTCCGCATCTCCAATATGGATTACCGCCTTCTTGAATCCATTCTAAAATATTAGATACATGGGAATACTCACTACTTATAGTATTAGTATCACTACTTGTTCCAGTATTTCTATTTACTAGATAGGTTTTAGATTGCATTGCATTTATTGTTCTCTCTGGATTAGTGCTAGTAAAGTTATGAGCATAAAAAGTTCTAAAGCAAGGGGGTAAAGCGACTATGGGAGATACATATTGTGAACCTACACTAGCACTTTGAGCGAAATACATAAACGATTCATTAAAGTGTTCTAAAAATGTAGAAGAAGTAATGTTATCTGTTAAAGTATGGTCAGTTAATCCTGAAACGTTTTTACCCCAAGCAGTAATATTCGATATAGGGTCATTCTGAATATTTGCAGTATTACCATCAATAAAACCATAAGGAATCTGATAATGTATTGTAGTGCCGCTTTCTCTACGATTAGCATATCCATTCCACATTTGTTGTAGCATGTTAGTTCCTTTTTGTTTTGTAGGAGTTAAGAAAGAATTTTCCCCACCTCTGCCGTAAGTAGTAAACTGATAAAACGAATCCCACCAATCTTGAGTAGCAATAGTGGTATTTTTACCACAAACATATACAAACCCATAATACAAACAAGGAGTCCCATCTGCCTTTAAAATAGGTCTTCTTGCATCTTCTACTAAAGTAAAAGAACTAGAACTAGTGTTTTCATCTATAACTTTACCAATGTATTTTCCTTTATCTGTAAATATTTGGTCGCCTATTTCTAGTAAACTAGAAGGGTTAGCATCTACAGTTACTACGGTATCACTTGTCCCATATGCCGTTATCTCTAAATTTAATCTAACAAGTGGTTGATACCTAGTATATTCAAAATTAGGAGTTGTCATGTTTTTAATATCACTTATTCTTTCAGGGTCTACTAAATTAAAATGCCAATCATAAGTACAATCTATTAATCGCATTAATCCAAATCTTTTCATTTGAGAAGGAGTATATTCTGTTCCATCAGCATTTGTAGAAGAACTACTAATTGGTAATACTTCATATTGGTCATCTATTTCTTGTTCTTCTTCTAAAGCCCCCTCATAATATTCATGAGAAGTATTACTATTAGAGAAAGAACTTTCTCCCTTTAATAATAAACTATAATCTGTAAACTTCCTATTAACGGTTACACTATTTACAGTTCCCGAATAACCTATATGATGCTTTCTTGCCATAGAATCAGGATACATATCAGCAGGTGAAAACATAAACCATCTCTGAGTTTTAGGGTCTGGTAATTCCCAATGGTCTTTTGCTCTAGTAATACCGTCAAACTTTGGTCCAATCCAAGGAGGATAAAGGACACTAATTCCCATATCACCCGTAGTGGTATCAGCCGAACCTCTTACATCTCTACCTAATTTTGAATTAGCCAAACTAACTCCTATTTGTGTGAACGGTGGAGTATCTACATCCATTTGTAATCTACCATTACCACTAGAAACATCAGCAAAACTACTCGCTAATTTAAATGTTCTATTGTTATTCTTATCGGGCCAACCAAATAACTTAACCCATCTATCGACTAAACTAGCAGAAAAAGTAGTGCTGTCATCTGCCGCAGGGTCTACATATGCGGGGGCTTCATTTGCGCCCCCCGTACCTGCCCACTCAATATCATAGGCTTCACCTTTCCATCTTCTGTAAACTAATTCATTTCCAGCACTATCATTTAATGGTGATTCAGTATCTTCTTGCCAATCACCACCTCTAAAGTTATCATGTATTCTAGGCATAAATCTAGGGTAAATTAAAGAATTATAATTAGTCTCATCAGGAGAATAAATTGTAGTCCCATGTTTATTGAAATCAGCAAAGTTACTTCCCATAACTGGTCTAAAGTCTCTTGATTCTGGAGAAGAGTATTCTAAGAAATAGGGGTGGGTTTTAATTAAATTATCATCTCCATCCGAAGCGGCCTTATTATCGAATAACATTCCTATAGTTCCACTATCATCGACCATTTTTACAGCCCAAGCATAATCATTATTATGATAACCATAAGGATATTTCATTAATTTATTTCTACCAAATTTAGCATCTGATATTCTATAAGCAGTAGCATAACCATTTACTCTACCCTTATCGGTTGCATAGGTATCTTTAATCTGCCCATCTTTTCTTCTTCTATTAATGTAGGAAAGATACTTACCTCTTTGTAATCCAAAATATCTCCATTTAGTATTACCATATCTATCTATCATATCAGAATATAATAAGTTAGAACCGTAAGAATATTGTCCAGTACTATCTCTACTAACGCTTTGGTCAGTTATGTGGTGATATATTCCACCACTCCATTTAACAGGTTTACGAATATTATCAGCGGCATTTGGGCTAGACAAAATAGGGTTAGTTAAAGTTACAACTCCCCCTTGCCCCAATCCCTGAGTGTTTAAGAAATATAATCCTTGAGTAAAGTAATCTGTTAATACAGTTATTCTAAGTGTGTCCGTTAAACTACTATCTTCAAATAAACCACCAGCGCTATCAGTAAATTTAGTTGATTCATATTTTCTACTAAAGAAAACTAAATGAGCATCGTCAGACGAATCATCTTCGAATACATGACCAATAGTAAATACTCCATTGTTCGCTCCTTTTTCATGTCCTTCTATATGTATTCTCATACCTGCCGATAAAGAAGATAAGAAAGCCATAGAAGCAGTGCCACTTGCAGTTAAAACTCCAACTTTATATTTTGTTCCTCCAAATTTATCTATCCCACTTGCATCATCGAAATCAAAATCATTGGCCGAATAATATTGTGGTGGACTTGCCTCTCCGTAGTATTTGTAAATACTTTCACTACTTGTTACTGATTTAAATAAGGGTCTATCTAAAGTAAAAGCAACCCTATCATTCGCTAATCCAGCATTAGAACCAGTACTAATGTCTATAATTTTACCAAATAAGTTTCCACTAGAATCAAATATAAAATCTCCTTCTTTTAATTCTTCTATGTAATCTTCTAAAGAAGTTCCCGCACCTATTAGTTCAAATTGAAATATACCATTATATCCTTTAGGTTGAGTATCTGGAAAATTACCAACACTTACTAAATATTTATCTCTACCGTCTAATGGGTTATTATCTACTCTTGCTAAAACCACTGGACAAATAGGAGCAACTTCTATTGAAGTTTCTTTATCTTTAGAAGTTAAATTAACTATTTCATAATCAGTTAAAGAACTAACCGTATGTAAGTTAACAAAATCAATAGTAAATTTATCAGTTATTTCATCTGCTAAATGACAATAAAATGGTAAATCAAAATCTATTTTATCAGGAGCATGAATACTATATCCTTTGGCTAACGGATGATTACTACTTGAACTACCCACTAAAGTAGTGCTATCATTATAGGGCGCAAATTCATTACTTAAACTTAAAGAATTACCACCTGTAAAAATAATACCTTTATCACTAGTTCCACTTAATGAGTTTACTCTAGTTGTTGTATATGGATTAGATGATAATGCTTTAGCAAAACTAATCGTATTACCTCTTATAAATTGTTTAACTGTTTCACTAGCCGCAGAAGTATCTAATATATCATCAGGTACAACATCCAATTTTAAATCAGTACCAGAACGGTTTGCAAACTGACTAGAAATCATAATTACTTCGTCATCTTTTAAAGCAGTTGGTATTCCTTCTTCTAAAGTAAAAGTACTGCCACTAATACCGTAGATTCTACCTATGAAAACTCCTTGAGTTGTAAACAGTAAATCACCTTCATCAGCCGCTACATTCTGATTACTACTATCAACTGCGATAACTATTTCAGTAGTGCCTACTTCATATCTTGCTCCAACACTTGAGTTATTTATACTACCATACATCATCATTCTTTCAACGGGACCGATTGTGGAATAAACAATGTCTTCAGTAAATTTATAATCTTTATTTACTATTGGCCCTAATAATTTACCAACATCATTTCTACCTTTAACTTTTAATTTAAACATTCCATCTTCTACGACTTGCTCAACACTCTCAACAACTCCAGAAAACACTCTTTTCTCTATATCGTAAACACCCTTAAAATAATCTAAATAAGATAAAGTTCCCCTAACGTGATTATTAGTAGTTAAACCGTTTTGACTTAAATCGTATCTTTTTTCACTACCACTAACAGGAACGCTTTCTGTATTAATAGGATAACCATATAAAGATACATTAGACATACCATAAGAATAAGGAAGAAAATCTGTTTTATTATAAGATTCTAAAAACCTTTCATCTTTAAGATGTGTTTTTAATTTAATAAATTTATTTAGTTTATCTCCATACTCAACATGTAGTCTATGTCCAGTAGCAGAACCACCCCTTAATATAAAATTAATATCATTAATTCTACTATGTTCTTGTTTTTCTATAATACTAGAACCTACCTTAATAGAAGAACCATTTGTTTCAAATAAACTATTAAAAGTAGTTAAATTTCTTTTAGTTGGTGCGGCAGAACTACCATCATAATCTAAACTATAACCGTTTATTTCTGAGTCTATCGGGATGTTCGTCATAATATTATCTGCGTTAAAAGAATACTTTCTTCTATATCCCTTAGTGTTAAAACTAGGAACTGAACCTGCGGCCAATGTGGTTGTATTATATTCTGTATCAGTAGCCTTTCTCCATAACCTAGGAGTAATAATTTGAGAACCACTTGAAGGGTTAGAAATACTATCAGGAATTATATGATATAAAGTTCCAGAAACACTTACAGTAAATCCGTCATATAGAGGGTCATCTCTTGAACCTGTATCTGTTTTACTATCAGGAATAGGACTCATTAATAAAAATCTTATATCTTGTCCTTCGGTTAAATTATCAACAGTTAGAGTTGTATCGCCGATAAAATAATTAAAAGTTCCAATTTCAGAAATTCTATTTAACCCCTGTTCTTCACTAAATATTATTTCATGAATAAATAGAGGGTCGCCTTCTTTTATTTTTTTAGCAAGAATCTTTTGAGTATCAGCGAATACAATATCTACATATCCACCACTAGCAGTAACGGATTCGTAATCAATCATCTCCATAGCGTTTGGTGCTATATTATTAGTCAAAGGAGAATCAGTATAATACATATATCTTGTTTGTCCTATTGCATAACTGTGGTAATTACTATCATCGTCATTAGGTCTATGAGCCATTCTAAATGCATTTTTTAAATGATTAGTAGAATCAACGGCACAATACATTTTATTATGGTCTAAATCTACCGCATGGGATAAAAACTTTAATTGTAAATCATTATCGGTATCACTACTTTCATCCGCCCCAAAATCAGTATCATCTAAAAATAAAGTAGTAGCAGTAGCGTCTGTTGCGCTATCTATACAATAAACATCATCATTATCGCTATCAGCACTATCACTAATATTAAATCTGGAATCTCTTAATATACCCGCTAATCCCCAATTGGTTCCTTCGGTTCCATCTAAATCAGTTTTAGAATTATCAAAACTGGCACTAGTTCCATTTAATGTTATTTTATCTGCATTACTACTATAGTTTTTATGTAATTCTAAACTATCATCATCTATTAATAAAAAATCCATAGCGGCTGGATTATCCGCTTTATACATCATATCTACTATACTTGCTTGCATAGTATAAGGACCATAATCAATAATATCTGTTCCATATTCTTGGTCGGTTACAAATGTAGAATAAGTATAAGTATGTGTAGAACCATTATAACTAGAACTTCTAAGTACGTATCTTGTAGCAGGTTCTAATTTATCTTTACCATTTAAAAAATAAAAGAAAGGACGAGAAGCATGGGTATTAAGATAATGTTTAACATTAGAAGTTGTTCCTAATAAACCATAACCACAGGCAACTAACGTTTGGTTATCCGAATCTAATTTAGGCATGTTAGAGTCATTGGAATCAAAGACAGCAAATTTAGTATCTTTAGGGATATCAACTCCTAGACTTGGTGAGAACTCTATTGTGTCTCCCCATACCTCTGATTCTAAAATTTCAGTAATTTTAGCAAAATGATGATTATCAGCATTATCTGAATAAACTAATACCCATAAACTATCTATATTGTCTTTTAATAAAACTTTATCTCCGCTGGTATGAGAAGTAGCAATGGTATTATTAAATCCTCTAATTACTGTTAAAGAACCCGAAACCGCAGTTACTAACATTTCTTCATTATTAATAACTATTATGTCATTAACGGAAATACCAGTAGTGCTTGCTACTCCAATGGTGGTATCAGTAGCATCTTCATTTCCACTTAATGTAGTTTTATCTGTTATAAATCTTTGACCACTATTACTATGATAATCATAACTTCTTAGAATATTACCTCTAGTAGTTTCTAAATTAGATAAGTGGTCACTAGTGGTAGTTGAATTAGGGTATTTTCTATTTACTGTTGAGTAAGTTTGCGTAGCCGAACCATCTGTAGTAGTACCCTGCGCTTCATGAAAATGATAAGAATTATTAATTCCAAATTTAGAATTAGTTAAAGTTGTATTATCTGCTTTATGTATTTCATAACTATTTATAGTATCAGCCGCAGATAAAAGTTTAAAATCATCAAATCTTTCATGAACTTCCCCTCTGACTAATAAAGGATTTAAGGGAGTTTTATAAATTGCTTTTTGCATAAAGTTATCAGAATAGGTACTGGCATTTGTAATATTAGTATCTATAATATCAGTATTAGCCTGTGCTATAGTGTTTGCGGAAAATGCTTTGCGCATAGCAAAAACGCTGGTAAAGTCACCCATACCTTTTGTCATGAGTTTTCCCCCTCAAATCTAAAATAAAGTAAAGTATTTCTAAAGTTAGGAATTAATGTATCTAAACTATTGAAGTTTTCTTTTACATCTTTAGTAATAGAAAACTCATGTATCTCTCCCATAAACTGTGAAGCCCTTCTAGTTTCTAAAACATCATTACCATTAGAACCTAAATAACAATCACTCTCGTCAAATGCAAAATCAACAATAGGATTATTTGTTCTAATAGTTACATCTCTTACCGTTAAAGTTTCTCCAGTAGCCGCACTTATACTACTATTAATACTATTTTCAGTAATAACAAGAAAAGAATTATCAGTTAAAAAATCGTTAAAAACTAACCAAATACCATTCAAGTCTGCATCATTAGCACCTTCTATACTTACATAATCTCCAGCAGTTAGACCATGTGGGTCTATTGTAGTAATAGTAGCAGAAGGGTCGCCAACACCACCATCTCCAACAATATTGTTTATCACAAAATCTTTTTCATTGAACTGCTGGGTGGGAACTTTAACTCCATCAATCATTAAGTTTATTCTTTTAGCGTTGATGTCATAACTCATAGATAAATGAAATGGCCTTAAAAGATAAGATGCTTCTTTCCAAGTTTCTCCTAATAGTGGAGCACCAAAAGAAGCATGTTTATCTCCACCGACATCTACTAAAGTTGCCCCACTGTCATTTACTAATCTTAAACCATTAAAAAGTTTGGAAGGTAAAGTCTTGTATAAAGTTCTAGCAAAATAAAATTCTTCTTTAGGAGTAACCGAGTCTGTACTTGTGTCTATAGTTTTATAATCTTGACCCGAATCAGTGTTGTTATTATCCGACTGTAAATTAGTTGTTTGAGTTGTACTGGCATCATAACCCCTAGTAACAGTTAAGGTATTTCCAGAAATAGCAGTTACTAAGACTAATTCATTACCTAATCGTAATATATCTGTTGCACTTATATCTCTAGCATCATCCACATAAAAAGTCGTTTCAGTTTTTGTTCTTACAGGTTTAACTAATTTACATGCGGCCATATATGCATAGTCAACATCATTATCTGAATCCGCATGAATAGTTTCTATATAACCCAAAGAAATAGGTTCTTTTTGTTCTATGGTGGATATATTAGTTGGTGATGAATTATTCCAATCAGAAGAATAAAATCTTGAAGTCGCAAATTGCGTGTATAATTTTCTTCCTCTCCACATCCTATTAGCCATATCTAAATTATTAGCCCCATCTACAGCGAGACTACTTCTTCCTTGATTAATGAAAGATATTACTCCTTCTGTATCTGCTCCCTTTAGAGTGTGAAAAACTGTCAAATTCCCGCTTGTCATAGTTTCATCAATTAATAAACTAGTAATAGAGTTACCAGCGGCAGTCCAGTCATTTGTATCTAAAGTTAATGTTGTCCCAGATTGTATTCTAACTTGATAAAACCCATCATTACTACTAGAACCCACCACTTTAATAAATCTTATATTACTAGTCCAAGTACCACTTGCTCTAACTATAGTAAAATTACTACCAGTGAATGTCACATTTACGCTAGATGTATTTATTGTTTCACTTCCTCCACCTAAAGCCGCCCCACTATAATCAGAACTATTAACATATACTCTATCAATATCTACTTGATAACCGTTATCTTGAATTATTCTATGATACTTTACTCTATCTTCACTACTCAGATGAACAGGTTTTCCAAATACAAAATTAGTTTCATCTGTTTGTTCAATCGCTGAACCATAATATTCTTCATCGGCAGTTATAACTGGATTATTACTCTCAACAGTTACAGTACTAACATTTCCATTTTTATCTTTACCCTTTAACACACAACCAATTTTATATTCGGCTGGCTGATTCATATTTGTTCTAGTCATATTCTTTAAATAAAATTCACAGTTATTATTATAGAATAATGTCATTTTATGATTTAATCTATTATCTGTATAAATAGGGGCAAATTGACTATGAGATATAGCAGTAGTCCCATCATATGCTCTAGTAACTGTAATTTCTGTTGAATTACCAAAATGCCTATCAATAGATACAATTAGCATTTTTTCATTATCTATTCTAATATAATTCCCACCATGTAAATATTCAGTACTAGTAACTTCAAATGCTGTAACAGAATCGTTTATTGCTTCTGCTAAGTAAGCAACATGTTCATGAGAGAAATACGCAGAAGACCTAGAACTAGCAACTGCTGTATTACCAACAGAAGAAAACGCCTTCGCTGTAAATGGTAGTTCTAAATTAGTAGCATCAATATTTGTGCTTACATTAGGAACCCCTCCAGTAGTAGTATAGTCTTTACCTATAGACCAACCGAAACCGTTTACATCATAAGGGGTTATAATGCCCTCAATTGTAAAAGAACTTTTATGACCCCATAAACCATAAGGGTCGTCTGAATCTGTTGGTATATGTTTACTATAATCTAAATGAACATAACCGTCACCCATAATAGGAAATACTAATGACTTTTTATCTCCGCTATAAATCCTATAACTCATAATATCACATACTTGCAAAGGCTATCTCAAATGATAAACTAAATTCAATAAAAGGAGAACCCCCAACAAATGTAGTGTCGAATGAACGAACAAAACCCTCTAGCCCTTGTATAGTATTAGTATCTGTAACTATAGGTTTAGGAAACTTACTTCTAGGAACGCTCAAAGTAGCGTCTAATTCACTCCCACCTTTATCTCTTACAGCATAAGTAAAAGGAATCAAAGGGCAGTTTTCTGATGCCAACGAACCACCCACATTAGTTATTGTGTTTTCTCCAGCATCTTCATCGTGATATAAAAATTTAGGACCAACTCTCGAAGGAATTAGAATAATTAAACGATTTAGGTTTTGTTGTGATTGCATAAAAGATGAATCTACATAAGAATGTATTAGTTGAGCGACTTCTTGAGCCGTCATTTTTACAGTAACATGACTACCATCTATATTATCTGTAACTTGAACAGTAGAATCCAATGGGTCCTTTACATCTAATTCAAAATCACCAGCATTAAATTGTTTACGGATTGTTTGTTCAGTTATAATTCCGCTAAGACTGACTGACTTTGTAGACATACCTAAATCCAAACCAAGAGAAACTGATTCACCAGTAGCAATACCTATTGCTGGAGTAGGGAAAGCAAATATATTTTTAGAAGTAGAGATAGAAATATTATCACATTTAAGTGCTATTCTATTTGTTTGAAAGTTTTTCATAGAATCACCTGCACTATCAGCAATAGGGCTTCTTGAACTTAAGTCAAGATAAACATAATGAGAATCTAAATCAGTAGAAGAAAACGTAGCCATCTTAATACCTCACATTAGTAGACGAAGAAGTAGTTCTATTTATTTCCGTATTCACCATTCGTCCTATTTTCTTTGCTATATCTCTTAACTCTGAATCTGATGCTCCCATTCTTCCATTAACTGAAACGTTAATAGTCGTACTACCCCTAGAACCGTTAGGATTTACTTTTGCTCCTGTAGGTAAATTAACTAATTCTGGTCCTCTTTCTCCAACTATTGCTAAACCTCCTTTATCTATTAAACCACCAGTAGCCAGTAAAGGAATATCTGCAAATGGAGATATGGCATTTATTCCTTTAATTATAGTATTAACTATCCGTTTAAAGAATCCCATTACATCTCTTGTAAAGAATGTTGTTATCTTTTCTACTATACTCCCTCCTAATGATAAAAATTTCGCTTTTAGTTTTTCGAATACACTGCCCCAAAATGCACCACTAGTTAAAACAAGTAAAGCCTTAAAGTAAAGACCTAAAAGGCCAACTATTAAACCAAACGCTAATTTAACAATTCCTTTCATTACAGTAAATATAATAGCACCTAAACCTCCAAAGATTTTGGCTATACCTGTAATTAATGTCACAAACCTTTCATCAATACTACCACTCCCAAAGAATGCATTAAATATATCAAATACCCCACTGACTATAACAGCAAGGCCCTCAAAAATTTCTTTTGCCCCATCTACTAATGTTTTTATAACTTCAGCATCTTTAACCAAAGTTCTAAATAAAGAGAATATTACAAAGGCTTGTATTAAGAACATAACTCCTAATAAAGCATATTTAGATGCCATCTTCATAACTTTTCCAAATGGTATTTTTCTAAATGCTTTAACACCTGACACAACAACTTTAATCATGCTAAAAATGGGTTGTTGTCCTTTTGGGCTAAATAAACCAAGTGTTAAAAATTTAAATAAAGGACTATTCTTAATACCTTCCCCTATAGACTTAGCGGCATCTATTCTTCTTTCACCTGCTAGGTCGCCTATTTGTCTTTTTAATGAAGCCCCTTTTTCTGTTGTAGCAAATCTAGGTCTAAATTGTCCTATTGAAAACCCTTGATTATATGCTTTTTCTTGTTGTTTAAAGGTTTCTCTTAACAGTTCTTCTTGCTTACGGATTTTAGTTACCCTTTCTCTTTCCGCCGCTAGTTCCATTTGTTTTTCTTCTTCTTTTAATAAACCTTTAACTTGTTCACCATATCCTTTTTTAGTTTCTAATAAAACATCATGCATATCGCTATATTGTTTTTTAGTTCTATTTAGTGCAAATTCTTGTGCCTTTTGTTGTTCCATTCCAGCCGCATCTGCCATTGCATATGCATCAGCAACCTCTTCTATTGAATCACTTAAATCTTTAAATGATAGAGAAGCATCGTTTAAATCCTTTTGAACATCCGCTACCTTTTGTAATTCTTGCTGTACTTTACCCACACTTCTAATACTTTTTTGAGTTTCCTCAAATGCTCTATCTTGTTTTTTATAATAAAAATCTAATACTTGACCAAGAGAACGCATATAATTTTGTAATTTCCATAACCCACTTCCAGATAATACCCTACTAAATGCTGTCCATTTTTTACTCGCCTCTCCAGTTCCATTCGCTAATTCTCCGAAACTCCTAAGAAGACTATCTGACGCTTCTTTTTGGGTTTCAAGAGCAGAGGTTAAAGACCTAACAGAATCAGTAGCATTATTTAAACTCATATCTATCCTCTCTTTTTTATTTCTTTCTCCATTTCTTCCGCTTTATACCGTTCCACTTCGCCATGAACCATTAACATATCTCTAACCAAACGGGCTGGCATCTGATAAACCTCTAATGGGCTTATCGCTAAAGCCTTAGAAAGACTATAAACTGTAATCAGAGATACAATCTCTGGGTCGGGTTTACCCCTTCCTCTTATTGTGGCTCTGATTCTTCGTTTTTTGTATCATCCCCCGCTAACTGTTGAAGGGGATTAGGAAGTATATCTTTTAATTGACTTCCTAAATAGGGACTTAGCCTAATCAAATCAGTTTTACCTAAATGTGGCTCTGTCTTTTCTACAAAGTTATCAATCATATAATGGTATAAATTATTTAAATCTATATCCATTTCCTGAGTTCTAGGATTAATATTCATTACAGAAGCCATTCCTTGTTCTACTTGTAGCCAAGTTGGTTCTTTAATCCATATTTTCAGGTATTCATCACTATTCTCACTTATTTTGAGATAGTGTAATTTCGGTTCATTTGCCGCAAACAGCAAGTTCTTATTACTAACAATTTTTTTATTTTCGTTTAACATTTTATCCACCTTCTTTTTTTTACCAACATACAAACAAACGGTGTTGGTGGAATATGATATTATTCAGTAGTTTCTGGAGTTTCTTCCTTAACTACCTCCTTTTTCTTTTGGCGTTTTTTAGCCCTTGATTTTTTAAGTTCTTCTTTTAGTCTTTGTTCAACTAACAATCTTTTTTCTGCTTTAGAAACCATTTATATCACCCTTGTAAAACCCAATGAGTTTTAACAGTACAACTGTTTAAAGTTCTAGGCATTACTGTTCCTTCTACTGTAATTGGTCCTTTATCATCAGGTATTGTAAAGTTAGCACTATTCAAGAAATAATCTTGGAACTTCATAAGAATCTGTTCTCCATTCGCTTTATCGAACTGTAGAGTAAGAAGTGTAGAAGCAGTATCTCCTACTTCGGTTTGATTCAATAGTTCTTCAAATAATTTATCATCAGTAACCATAGCAGTAAAGGAAACTTCATAATTTCTTTGTGCAGGTATAGCATCTTTTATTGATTTATTACCTATTCCTATAAACCTTTTATCTTGTAAATTATTATTAATAGTTAAAGTTAAGTTTGTAACTTTTAAAAATTGTTGCCCAAATACACTAAACAGTCCACTTGAGAAAAAGAATGGTTCCAAAAATTCAGCATCAAAATCAGTAGTACTACTATCATTAGCCTGTTCAAAGTTAAACAATTGACGGTTATCAGTTATACCAGCCCTTGCCTCATAATTCTCTGCTTGGGTTAAACTGTGAACTGCTCTAGTGTTTAAATCCATAGTCATTTTAACTTCTTCATTTTCATTGGCCGTCATTGTAAAAGTATTAACTCTATTACCCCTAGCAATCCTAACAAAAGTAGCACTTTCTGAAGCAGATGCAGTATTGGTGGTTAATGTGCTAGTCTTGGATAAAGTTTGTTCTAAAGCAAAAGAAGGTAAATTAGCCCCATCTGCCTCAGCAAATGTATATGTAATTAAATGGTCTGTACCTCCCCCTGTAGTTCCATCAGTTATTGCTCTTTGTAATAATTCCGTATTTGCCGCCGCATCTATACCACTAAGTAAAGGCGGAACTAAAGTATTAGTGCCTCTTTGAGTTTTATAGAAAATTGGTCCTTGGTCTAAAAACTCGGTAACATCATGGTCCGCCTCCGCACCACCATTTCCCGAATCAATATATACAAATCTTCTATCATCTACTGAGGATGCACCATGTCCATTTAATAAATCAGTAGTGCCTTGGGCTTCTAAAGTAGCATTAACATTAGTACATCGACCTAGTGCATAATAAATAAAAGCACCATGATTCGCAACTAAATTTATATTAGCACCACTAGCAGTTTCTATTCCTTTAAATTGATGAGTAAAGTTTCTACTTCCTCCTAATTGAAGATTCATTTGTTTCATTTCTACTTCTACATTAGGAAATGTAGCGGACTCAACTAAACCTAACCAGTTATCAGCGTTAAGTCTTTTAGTTGTTGAATTTTTTGCTCCAACACAAGGAGCGCCATAACCTCTAATGTGAATAAAATCGCCACTTGCCAAAGAATGCGAATGAGCAGGGCTAATGGTTAAATCTTTTTCATCATTTTTAGTAACAATGTGAGTTGAAACTATAGTAGTAGGTGCGCCAGCGTCATAAAGTTCAACAGTACAGCCAACATATAAATTATCAACCATTAGAAAATGCGCTTCCCAATCATCATGCGCTCTTAATACCGTTGTAGTACTATTACTATTGTCTAATGGTATGTATAAGTCCACTTCTGGAACTAACGTTAAACTTGCTTGGCTTCCTAAAAATATATCTTCTGCTGTCATTTGCTTTCTCACCTACTTACTTACTTACTATACTGAGATGGCGTACCGTTTCATTGTCACATTTACTTTATAACCCAATAACCTTTTTGCTTTGTTATTAGATTCCGTTCTTCCTCCTAAAAAAATTTGATGCATTTTCAATGATTCACTTCCAATTGTAACGGTCGCACCCTTCCTCTGTGATTCAAGCGTGTAGCGAAGCGATTTATAAAGTGATTCCAACCTTTTATGCGCATACATATTATCTGCGGCTCTAGTATCTCCACCACTTACAGTTCTAATATGACAAGTTAAGTTATAAGTCTCGTTCCTAACATCGTAATGAACTGTACCATATTCTATATCTTGTCCATCTTCAAATACCACAATTAAGTCTGAAGAAGTTGCCGCCCCAATAGCAGGGCTAGTCTGATTTAACAAACTATATTGCCTAGCCTGACCTCTACTAACTTTACCAGTTGTTCCATCTGTTGCTCCACCTGAAGATAAATTACGAATATCTAGTATTGTAGGTTTAACCCTATGAGCAGATGGTATTCCTAATGTATTTTGCATAACACTAGAACTAGGCCAGTTATCTCTTAAGAGTTCTACCAAATAAGTTACTTCATCCATTATAACCCACTACCCTTTACAACTTTATTTAATCTTTTACGAATATCTTTCTCAATTGCTTCTGCTACAAACTTTTCTATTTCTGCATCAGAATAAGTATAATCTCCAAGTCCACTAGCCTCGAAAAGTTTATTTCTTTCTCTATACATTTGTTCTACTCTTTTGATTATTCTTATTACGTCACTCAATTAAGAACACCCCTTCCTTCTTACCATCTAATATTTCCATTGCTTCTTTTCTTAGAATATCATATTTCTCTTTAACGGATATTTGGTTTCCAGATTCAGTAATTAAAACAGTAGCATCATCAGAACGTAGAATTTCACAAGCAACTAACTTTGTAGCCGCATCTGTAATTGTTGCTGGAATGTTACCATCCCCTGCATAGTAAGTTGCCCTTACAGAATTTAAATGAATATATGGGAACTTATCTCTAAAGAAAATTCTACCTTCTCTACTTATTTTCCACCATTCATCCATTCTTCCTGATGACTCTTTATCTGTAAAGCCACTAACTTCTAATCCGTGTGCAGAAGTTGTAGCCGCATTACCATTTAGATAAATACTACATTCTGCACCATCATCACTTGGTAATAAAGATGAAATTAAAACTTTACTAGAATCTTCTGAATCAAGACAAGCATAGAAAAAGTCTGAAACTTGTTTAGCACCCGTAGAATCTGTCTGCCCCTTTGCTTGTGTAGCACCTGTTAACGATGCAGTTTTATCGGGGAACCTTTCATTGATTAATGAAACAAGTTCCCTTGCCGCAGTTTTATTACCATATGTGGTATCGAATCTTGAATTTGTAGTCCCTGCCAGTAAATTAAATACTAAACCGCTGTTAGGTAAACGAAGGTTAATTGTAGTTGTACCACTAATCATAGAAGTATAATCGTTAAAGGTTACACTGGCTTCTGCTCCACAAATGTTTGTCCATTTACTCCCTTCCCATATATCTAAACGAATCATTTTGGATATACTATGTCTATCTAATTGAATAAAACCAAGATAATCTCTATACATTCCAGCGGGATAATGCCCTAGTCCTACAGTAAAATTATGATATTCTTTTTCATATAGTATTTTTCTCCAAGAAGTTTTAGTTTTACCATCAACCATATCTTCTACTCTTTTAATAAATTCACCAACTTCTGAGTGCATTGGTGTAGTATTAGCAGTAAAAGGTGGTATCTGTAAAAGTTCTGCAACTTTATCAGCAGTAGTATAATATCCTCTACCCGCTGAGTAATCGGGGTTTATTGTTGTTGTATCTGATGGTGATTTATATGTCATTATTCTGCCTCCACTGGTTCATGC